CCAAGTAACTTGTGTTGTTGATATGTATGCTGTTATAACTCCCCATCCATCATTTAATCTAACAGATCTATTAACGTCTGATGATTTAAAACCAGCACCATCATTTATACCAGTTGTTGAAGATGCAGTTAATGTTCTACCTGCACCAACACCACTTGCAGATGATGATAATGTTGTAGATGTTTCATTGTCATCTAAATATGGCCCATTAATAAATTGTACAGTAGATAATGTCCAAGATGTATGTCCTGTTCTTGATAATTTTCTTGGTTGTAATGTTTCTTGCACAATATACATAACGTCTGCTGATTGTGTAAATTGTATGTCATACAACATACTTTCAGTAAAAGGTGATGCTATTTCATAAACACTAGCAACAGTACCGCCAGATGTATATGCAGTATAACCTGTACTATCTACACCAGACAATTCAAAAGTATTTGTTGTTACGTTTGCTATTCTAAATCTTCTGCTATTTAATTCTGTCATACCACCAACACTATTAATCCAAACGTCTGTGCCATTTGTATAACCGTGTGATGCAACTGTAACTACAGCAGGATTAGCTTGTGTAATGTTAGTTATATTTTTTGTTGCATTAGTTATTTGACCATTATCTTTAAAAAAACGAATATATTGATCGCCAAATTCTAAAATGTAAGATTGTTCTATATTAAATTCAAAAGGTATTAATCTAGTTATTTTGCTACTATCTTTTACTTCTGCAACAAATTTAGTACCATATCTTCTTGTAGCGCCTCCTTGTGGAAACACCGTCATATTTTCTAATACTTCAACACCATTATTATATTTTTTAAAATCAACTTGACCAGCAAGTTTTGGTGTTAATTCACCAGCAGTAAAATTTGTTTGAAAAGGATGTACACGTGCCATTATTTTCTAAAGTCCGTAAATGTACTAGAAACAAGATCATCAATAAATCCTTCTTGTCCGTCAATACTACGTGCTTCAGAAAGTTTTGTTTGATAGAGTTTCTGCATTTGTTGTTGCACTTGCAAACTGTTTGTGACAGGATATGCTAAGTCTAAAGATAATTTTGCAGTTAAAACATCTACAAACATTGGATCAAACAAATTAGTGTCTGTTATTCTTGCAATGTACAAAATTTTAGCAGTACCTTCATCTGTTAATAACACTCTACCGTGTGTTGCTACATTTTCTACTTTAAAAATGTAATCTGGATATTCCATTTCTAATACTCTTAAACAATATGGATTTGTTGGTAATGAGTATTGATAATTAAACCCGTATGCAGGGGTATCTGATAATTTTGCTAAACTTGCTCTTGTAATTGCAAAATTCCAAGGGTGAGATCTTAAAACTGCATCTCTTGCATCTGTATAAAATGCATTACACAATCTGGCTCTTTCTGTATCATCTGTTAACGAAGTGATTGGATCATCACCTAAACGTCTTAGAGCATTTGAACAAATTGATACTTCTGTAGCCATAATATTTTGAATATATCAAAGGGGCGATTATAATTCAATATATATCGCCCCTTATAGTTTTTTTAGTTATTTATTACTCAACAGCGTAAACTACTGCAACTTTAATAGTTCCAGAAGCCGTACCGCCACCTGTAGTAATTAAAACATCTGTTTCAGCAGTATTTTCATACCCGAAACCGTCAATGCTTCCGTCTTCTGACATAACTACTTTACCAGCAGTTGCCGCCGCAGTTGCACCAATATATCTTGTTGCGCTTCCGCTATCGCCTACTGATAATGTAACACTAGCACCTAATGCGTCGTGATGTACGATTACATCATACACAACAGCGCCTTTTGGTAATCTTGCTACAGAAATGTCTGAGCCAGAAACTAAAGAAGATGCTTCGTAACTGTCGTATTGTATTCTCAATTTACCGTGTGCATACTGTGATGAAGTTTTTACAACTGGATCAGCAGTAATGTTAGTAAAGTTAGATCCTTTTACACTAGCCATTGTTCATCCTCCTTATTATTCTTGACAAGCAATTTCAACTACTTTTTCGTCTTCTACTCTTGTAGCGCCGATAGTCATAGATAAAAATACTTGTGTTGCATAGTTTTTGTCTGCTCTTTCAGATATTTTTGTACTCATATCTTTTCCAACAGCCAAACCTATTGCTGATTTAGTGAATGCTAATACTTGTCTGTCGCCAGATCCATCTGTTCCAAGTCTTTGACTTCTTACAAACTTGAAACCCATAAATGTATCTATTGCACCTTGTACTAGCGCCTTAACTGTAGCATAGTCCGCAGAAGTGATTTTTTCTAATGCTAGAAGATCACTCATTTGTTTCGCAGTACAGATTAGGTATCTTTCTTCATCTGGATCAACGTCAGCCGCATCAAGAATTTCTTTAGCGCTGATTAGTTTTTCCAATGAAAGACCACTAGAAGCTACTGCTACTTTTTGACCTGCTGGTAATGGAACAGATGTTCCACCACTTACTCCTGCAAAGGCATTTCCAGTAGCCGCCGCAATAATTGCGTCGTCCATTGCTCTACCCATTGCATAAGCACCAGCTTTTGCGTACTCGGACTGAGGCGATATAAGCATTCTTACTTTATCTTCTTGATCTATAAGATCTGCCCAATCGTAGTCCTCCATAGTTACTCGTCTTCTAGAATGAGGCGTGTCCACTCTTGGAGTGTCAGCGTGTCTAGAAGTTCTTTTTAGTGCCGCAGTTGACCCAATTCTTTCAAAAAAGTGCGATTTACCTGTAACACTCTCAGATCTTACCGCATCTCTTAATCTAGAACCTTTTTGTTGAGCCAAATGAAACACATTGCTTTTATACTGTTCTACAAAAGCAGTTGTTATTTGAATTGACATTTTATATGTCCTCCTATTAAAAGTTAAGAATAGTGGGCGTAATACAAATGTACTAAACCATATTCCGTTTTATGTCGGCTTTTGTCCTTACGGGAAACCTTATCGTAAACGATACGATCAATCGGAAGTTTAAAGCCATCACGGCTACCTACTCGTTGTCCTAATAGGGCGAAATCGGTGTTGTAATTATATCACAATTTTTAATTAAACACCATATGCTTTTTCGTGTAACTGTCGCATTTTTTCAACAGCTAATTGATCCCCTTTATGATAAGGGTGATTACCGTCTAGCATAATCTTATTGATTTCTTCTTTTGCATCTAAAGGCGATATAGCTAATCTATTATTTTGTGTATTTTTAGCCATATCTTCGGTTACTTCTGCACCTAATCTAGCAAAAAATTTAATAACAGCAGGATTATTACCAGCAGATGAATTATTTAATAAATCTTTTAATTCATCATCACCATAAACATCTAATGCTCTAGTAGCGGCTCTTACGTTTTTATCATAATCGTATCCCCACTCTTGTTTTAGCATTTGTTCTGTTTTATCTTTTTCCATTGCAATAGATGCAGGTTCATTTTGCATTTCATATTTAATGCTATTAACTTGATAGTCTAATAATGCATTAACTTGCTTGTTATTTAAACCTATTTTATGCGCCACGTTTTTAAACTCATCAACATTTTCTTTTCTAAAATATTGTTCGTATTCTTGTGGTATTTTAACTTCATATTTATTAGGATCTTCTGGTCTTCCTAATTTATTATAAAGTTCATTGTATTCATCATCATTTTTAGGCAATGGTATTCTACTACCTAAAACTTTTTGTTGATGTACTACAGTTTTTGCTAAACTTTCTATATCTTTAAAGTTTTGCAATGTAGCGTCATTTTTTAGTTCGTCTGGAAGCGTTGATCGCCAATCTTGATTATCACCTCCCGATCCAAGTATAGTGCTAACTTCTTGCTCTTGTACTGGATTGTCGTTTGTGGTCGTTTGTGTATCAGACATCTTTTTCCTCCTTTATTAGATTGATTATTCTGATGATAACACTTCGTTGTCCTTCACGAAATGCTGTTTCATATGGATCATTTTTTTGATATGATGATCTATGATAGTATGCCTCGTTTAAGTCGGCAAACACTCTTTTACCTTCTTTTGTATCAAAAGTAAATTGGTAATCTTTTTTTAATTGATTGTATTCTCTATTATCGTCCATTAAATATTTTCAGAAATACCCATATCTTCTGCTGTATCACCTAACATTGCTTGTACATTAGGATCTGACATAGTTTTAGATGCTTCTGCTTGTGTTTTCATTGCTTGTGCTTGGGCTTGTTGTTGTTGAGCCATTTGTGCCATTTGTTGTTGTTCAGCACGTGCATTTCTCATTTCATCAACTTGATCTTTACCACGTAATACAGTTTTAGGTACTCCTAATAATTTACCTCTTAATCTAACTGCTTCGTCGTGATTTATATTATCCATAATTGCTGGATCTACTTGTGCAATATTCATTGCTAATTGATATAATCTTTCAATAGCAACTGCTTCTTCCATTCTTTGTGAACGTGCTAACGGGCCAACATATTCTACATCAATTTTTGATCCTCTAACAACAGAAGGTTCTGGTAATAATGCACCAGCACGATACATAATACCAAACACACGTTCAATTAATGGATTTAAAAATTCAGATTGAAAACGTCCTAAAGTTGGGCCAAGTAATCTTTGCATTAATTCATATCTTACTTGTACTTCTGTTGCCGTCATTTGAGGGCCTTCTTGTAATTGTAATTGATCTGAATAAAATGCTTGTCTAATAGCAGTTCTTAATTGATTTTCTTTTAAATCTGTAATTTGCCAGTTAGATCCTATTTGTAATGGTTTAATAGCACCATCATTTCTAACAACTGTAATACCCGCAGGTGTAGTTCTAACTCTACCTATAACACCATCATCTTGAACAAGTAATGGTGGATCAATAGCTTTTGCCCACGCTTTTAATCCTATTTCAACTGCTTTGTTTAAAGTTTTAATATCTGGTAATGCATTATAACTTGGTGATCTACCAAAAATTTCACCTGTTGCTTTTGACCAACGTGGTACTAAATATGGAAATTCATTATAACCACCTGTTCTAACTACCATTTTATCTTCTTCGCATACGTGGCAAGAATGATAAGGTAATTTAGTTGATGATTTTCCTGTTGCTCTTTTATAATCTTCTGTTGGTTCTACTGCGTGAATAAAATTAAATTTTTGATCTGGTTTTTCTTTTGCGGCTGTTAAAATTTTTTCACCAACATTTTTTTCACCAAATTCTTGAACAGCTTGTCTAGCTGTTAATTTATATTTTCTATAAAGTGTATCAACTTTTCCATTTATATTTTCTTGAATATAATATTCTGCAATGTGTAAACAATTAAAATGAATACCATCTATATCATATCCTTTATTTCCTTCTTCTACAAATAATGCACCTGTTCCAATAGAACATAAATCAAGATACATTTCGTGTACTTCTGTATTAAAATTTGTTTCGTTAAATGTGTCATACATTCTTCGTGCAGTATCTTCTAACCATAATTGCACATCTCTATTTTCATTTATTTCTTCATCACGTAATTTAATTGAGAACCAAGGTAATGATGGTGATGTAAGTGTTCCTTGTAAACTTGCCGCTAATAAATTGTTTGCTGTAATTGCTGTACTATCAAATAAAACTTCTGTACGTTTTTCACCTTTTGTTCTTAAAGTAACAACGTCTGCTTTACGTGGCATAACGTAATCAAGTATTTCTTGCCAGTTTACTTCCCACGTACCTCTATCAGATGTTAGAGCATCAACTCTTTTTTTGATATACTCGTATGTTGCCATTTTATTTTACTGTTCCACCTAATAATGTTTTTGATGTAGTTGCTTCATCTTCAACACCTGTACCACTTGTTAAAATTGTTCCGTACATACCTTTACGTTTTGCACCTAACGCTTTTTGTTTTTCTGCTTCTAAAGCCGCTTCTTTTTCAGCAGTTTTATCATAAATAGATTGATCTACTGGTGGTGGCATTTGTGGTTGTGATTTCATTCCCATAATATTATTCCTTTATCCATTTGCATTCTTCTTTTAACATTCCGTAAATTGCACCATCAAAGTATTCACCATTGATTTTAAAACATTTACGGACTACTCCTTCTTTAACAAATCCTGTGCCACTTAACAATCTTTCATTTCGTTCATAACCGTTACGACACAAAGCTGTCATTCTATTACAGCCAATTTGTTTAAAACCGTATTCAAATACATATTTTATACGATTTTTAGTACAAACTAAAGGGCTTTCTAATGCTAAATGCACCCAAATATTATTACCGTCGTAATCTGAAAATAAAAAACCACCTAAAATTTTGTCGTCTTCTACAAAACCAATGTAAGAAAACATATCACCAAGATCTGCTGATATGTATGCATTTTTTTTTATATAGTCACCTACACGTTTTTTCCATTTATCGTTTGTAACTACTTCAATCACTATGCGTTAATTTTTCTTTTTCTTCCGCCACCTAAAATAGTTTTTTGAACATTAGCTTCATCTTCTACTCCAGACGCACTTGTCA